GGAGACGTACCACGCCTGGAACGCGGCGAACTACTCGGTCGTGAAGCTCTTCGAGAAGAGCGCTGCGCACGCGCGCGAGGCCCTCCTGCATCCGAGGGCGCCCACGGAGGCGATGACGAGGGGGGATGCGGTACACGCGGCCGTCCTCGAGCCAGATCGCTTCGCCCGCGAGTACGTCGAGGCCCCCGTGCTCGACCGGCGCAGGAAGGCCGACAAGCTCGCGTGGGAGGCGTTCGAGGCGGAGCACGCAGGCCAGGTCCCGCTCGACCCCGAGGACTGGGCTGCCTGCCAGGCGGTGAAGGCGGCCGCCTGGGGCCACGAAACTCCTCGGCGGCTGCTGAGCACGCCCGGCTACACGGAACTCTCGGTGGTGGCGAAGGACCGGCGCTTCGGGATCCCGTTGAAGGCCCGCCCGGACCGCTTCCTCGACTTCCTCGGCATCCCGACCATCCTCGACGTGAAAACCACCCGCGACGCCTCCCCGCAGGGCTTCCGCACGGAGATCGCGCGCTACAGCTACCACGTCCAGGCCGCGTTCTATCTGCGCGTCCTCGACGCGCTCTCGCTCCACGGCGGCCGCGCGTTCCTCTTCCTCGCCTGCGAGACGGTCCCGCCCTACGCCTGCGCGACCTACCAGCTCGACGAGGACAGCCTCAAGCAGGGGGAGTCGGAGGTGGAGCTCTACCTCGAGCGCTACTCCGAGGCGATCGAGACGGGCGTCTGGCCCGGCTACCCTGGTGGCATCCTGACCGCGCGCATCCCGAGGTGGCGGTTCACGGCGGAGGTGTTCGATGGCGTCTGATCTCCGCCTTGGCTCCGCGCTGCTCGCGCTCGACGTGATCGAGGCAGCCGTGAACCGCGCGCGCGAGCTCAGGAGCGACGTCGGAGTCCGCGCCGCGCGGATCGTGATCGAGGGGCAGATCGCGGTCATCGCGAACCTCGGGTTCACGGGCGAGCTCTCGCACGCAGAGCTCATGGAACTCGGCAAGCCCAGCGCACAGGAGAAGTGATGGAGCACATCGAAGGGAGGCAAGAGATGTCGGAGACCGCGAAGAAGCCGACGAACTACCGGACCGTGGCGTTCCGCAACCGGGCCGGGCGGCACATCCGGAAGGCCGTCGACAGCATCCGTGCCGTCGTGCTCACCGGGGAGCACTACCGGGGCTATTACAGCCCGGAGGATGCGAAGGCGATCGTCGAAGGGCTGCGCGCCGAACTCGATGCGCTCGAGCGCGAGCTCAGCGCCGCGAAGCCGAAGACGACGTTCGCCTGGCCGACGCCATGAGCAACTGGAACGCGGTGCCGCTGATGGTGTGCGTGCCGAGCGAGCCTTGGAGACGATCCTCGGCGACGAGCCGGCTCCGACCGAGGCCGAGTGCGAGACCATCGAGGCGATGCGCGCGCGGATCCTGGCGACGCCCTATGAGGCGGCGCAGAGCTACGACGGCGCCGCGGAGGCGTGCGCCCGCATCATCATCGAGGCCCTGGAGCAGTACCCCGTGCTGACCAGCGTACCGACGGAGACGATCTACCTGCGCCACGACGACGAACGTGCCGTGTTGGTCAACTCTCGCGGCGATGTGGTCGAGGACTTCGGAGCCGGCGTGCTGATGGTCCCGATCTCGACTTCGCTTTACGATGTGCTCAAGATCCTGCACCCGGAAGGCACGCCGCAATGCGCGGTATTCATGGAGCTAACCGGATTCATGTGGGGCTGGGCGATGAACGCGGCGCGGCGCTGCGCGCGCGTGCCCGGCGTGGAACTCGGGCAGGTGCCGAACCCGGCGATGTTGGAGGTATCTCGATGAGCAACGGAACCGCTACGCCCGACGAGGACGCCGAGAAGCCGAAGAACGTCGCGCTCCGCCCGACAGATGCAGCGATGCCTACTGCATCGCCTGGCCCCTTGCTGGTGCAGAAGAGCGCCGAGCTACTCATCGGACCACGCGGACTCGCGCCGGAGAACGTCGAGGCGCTCTGGCGAATCGCGGAGGTAGCCTCGCGCAGCGGCGTCTTCCCGGTCGTGGCGCAGGACCCGAACAAGGCGTTCGTGCTGATGGCCGTCGGCTCCGAGCTCGGCTTCTCGCCCTTCCGCGCGCTCTCGGCGGTGGTGCTGGTCGGAGGCAAGCCGACACTTCCGGGCGAGGCCGCGCTCGCGCTGATCCGCTCGAAACTCGTGCTCGAGCCCGGGACGGACGTTACGAAGACCTACGACGGGGAGGGCGACAGCTACGGCTGCCGCGTGGGGCTGCATCGCAAAGGCCAGAAGGTCCCCTTCATCGACCGCTTCTCGGTGGCCGAGGCGAAGCAGGCGCACCTCTGGGGGAAGAAGACCTCGAACGGCGGCGATACGCCCTGGACGCTCTACCCCGACGCGATGCTCTTCTGGCGCGCGCTCGGCCGGATCGTGCGCGAGCACTTCTCGGACGTGACGATGGGGCTCTACCTGTCCGAGGAGATGCGTGACGTGGAGCCGGCTCCGGCAGCGGACGGCGGCTCGGTTCGTGTGCCCGCGACGATCCAGCCCGACCCGCTGCTCGCGGCGGTGCTCACGGTGCAGGCGGAGGAAACGACGACATGAGGGACCTACGCGGCGAGGTCCCGGCATGAGCGCCGAGCAGCTCGATCTCCTCGCGCACGGCCTGGCCCGCTCGACCGACCACACGAGCAGCCAGGACGCCGCCCGTCGCGCCGTCGCCACGGGTCTCATCGCGACGCACGAGGCGCGGATCCTCGACGTGCTGCGCCGCGAGGGCTGCGCACTGACGCTCCAGCAGCTCGCGGAGCGCACGGGGCTATCAACGGTGCAGGTGGCGCGGCGCCTCTCGATGCTGGTGAGACGTGGTCTTGTAGGCAGGATCGCATTCCCTGGATCCAGGCTTATCTGGTACTCCAAGGATGGACCCACATAGAGGAGGCCAAGCGTGAGTATCGACCCTGCCCTGCTCGATGCGCTACTCGCCCGCTACGGAGGCGTGCTCACGCATGGCAAGCACGGCGAATGCACGGGTGTATGTGCGATGGAAGCGCGCGCGGTGCTCCTCGGTATGCCCTGGGGCGCCAATCCCGACAAAAGCCCTCGGGATGCCTGGGCGCGAGCCTTGAACGATGCGCGCTGGTCGAGCGACGCGGCGCGCACCGAGGCGATGCGTGAGGTGATCCTGCGCGACGAGCCGCACCCTGGATGGGAAGGGAGGCTCGCAGAGCAGACGATCCGGCGAATCGTGCCGATCGCGCTGCGCGCTGCGGCGACGGTCTGCCGGGAACCGGAGCACGTGGAGAAGCTCGAGCAAAGCGCAGATCGCTGCGAGCGGGAGGGGACGCAGGCAGCGGCGCGGGCGTCGGCGTCGTCGGCGTGGGCGGCGTCGGCGGCGTCGGCGGCGTCGGCGGCGCGGGCGGCGGCGTCGGCGGCGGAGGCGGCGCGGGCGGCGTCGGCGGCGGAGGCGGCGTGGGCGGCGGAGGCGGCGTGGGCGGCGGGGGCGTGGGCGGCGGGGGCGGCAGGAGATGACGTGCTCCGCGAGGCCGTGAGGATCGGGCTGGAAGTGTGGGACGTAGAACGACAGCGAACGCCCTTGTTGGAGCAGGAGCAGCAGCCGTGAGCCGATCTGGATATGACGACTACTACGACGGGGACGACTACTGGGATCTGATCCGATGGCGCGGTGCCGTGCAGTCGGCGATCCGCGGCCGGCGTGGGCAGGCTTTCCTGCGCGACATGCTCACCGCGCTCGACGAGTTGCCGGCGCCGCGCCTGATCTGCGGCTACTTGTACCGCGATGGCCCCGAGGGTGGCGTCTGCGCGCTGGGTGCGGTCGGACTGGCGCGCGGAATGGACATGACGGACCTCGATTCGTACGATCGCGAGCAGGTCGCCATCGCGTTCGCGGTCGCCCCTGCCCTCGCCGCGGAGCTCAGCTACATCAACGACGAGTCGTCCGCTAGGCCCGAGTCGCCCGATGAGCGGTGGGTGCGCGTACGGGCCTGGGTCGTAGCTTCGCTGTTGGAGAAGAAGGAGCAGCCGTGACCCTCGTCGTGCTCTCGATCTTCCCTGGCCTAGACGTGCTCGGCATGGGCTTCGAGGCCGAGGGCTTCTGCGTCGTTCACGCGCAGGACATCATCCTTGGCGGCGACGTGCGCCGCTTCCACCCACCGGCCGACGTCTTCGACGGCGTGATCGGCGGCGATCCGTGCCAGGCGCATTCTGCCCTCGCGAATCTCGTCCGCGCGAAGGGCATGGAACCGTCGTTTCCTGACATGACTGGCGAGTACCAGCGTATCGTCGAAGAGGCACGCCCTCGCTGGTTCCTGCGCGAGAACGTGCCAAGGGCTCCAGACCTGAAACCATCAGGCTACGACGTCCGCTCTTTCCTGCTCGACAACTCTACGCTCGACAGCGGCGACGGCACGGGTCACGAGCAGATGCGACGGCGACGGTTCTGGTTCGGCGTGCGCGACGGAGAGTGTCCGGAGCTACGCGCGCTGATAGATTTCGCGCTCTTCGTGCTGCCGGATGTGGATATAGCGCTGACGGTGACCACCAGAGGCGCATCGAAGATCGCAAGACGGCGGCACACGGTTGACGGGGGGCACGGTGCCACGCTGCGGCGACAGGCTGTCTGCGCGGATCCGCGTCCCGTCCCAGTCGCGCTCGGCGGGAGCGGGAAGCTGAAGTCATCAGTGACGAGCGGACCATCGGATCCAGATTCCGGTCGTCCTGGCCGCGTCCAAGCCGTGACCGGACGCCACACCGGAGCCATCCGCAGCCACGGTGGCGAGTATGCGCCGCGCTACTCGCTCGCCGAGATGCTCGATCTCCAGGGCCTCCCCGCTGATTTCCTCGACCACTCGCCGCTGACGGTGCATGGGAAACGGAAGCTCATCGGCAACGCGGTTGCGCTACCGACAGCGCGCGCGTTGGCGCGTGCGGTGCGAGAGGCGATGGTGCTAGCGCCCAGGCCAGCGGAGTAGCCGCCCGAGCCAGGAGCGCTCCCACCGGGTCAGACCCTCGGCCGGCGCCGGCTCCTGGCCGAGTGCAGCGTTCGCGGCCAGGCAGTAGGCGTCGAGGTAGTCGACGCGCTCCTCCAGCGCGAGATGACGCTGGGCCACGCCCGCGGGGTCGTAGCCGAAGACCTCGACCGCCTCGGCATCGGCCTCGGCAGACCACTCCTCCCAGCACGGCGCGATCCGGCTAGCGCTTGGGGTCGCGCACCCGGCGATCCACACGCTCGCGCACACGCTTGCCCAGCTTGCCGCTGCTCTTGCGCATCTCCGCGTCATGGCGTGCCCTCCCCTCCTGCTCGCGCTGCGCCTGCTCGAGCCAGGCGAGGACCTCGCCTAGCCGCTTGCGCGAGTGCCAGGCCCAGCCCGCGAGCGACAGAATCACGATGAGCACGACGCCCCCCACCACGAGCTCGGGCGGAACGACGGCGGGCAGCATCTCAGCTCTTGCTCGCGTAGGACCAGACCACGCCGACCAGGGCGAGCACGGCGCCCACCGCTTGCTGCGCCGTGGCGTCGTCCAGGTGCCCAGCCCCCACGAGGTAGCCGGCGCCGATCGTGAGCGCGTGGCGCACGATCCCGAGGACCTGCTCTTTCGACATTTTCACCCCTCCGCCTTGGCCCACCGCACCCCGAGGATCCGGTGGACGGGAAAGTTGCCGAGCGAGACCGCATCGCCCTGGTTTCCGCCGAGCAGGATCAGACGCCCCGGCTCGCCGTGACCCCAGAAGAAGCCGACATGCCCCGGCGCATCGCGCACCTCTGGCCCCGGCTGGCCCGGGCCGCGCGAGAGCACGACCACGGCGCCGATCGGCGGATGCACGACCGAGACGCCTACGCCCCAGTCGAGCCAGTCGCGGGCGCGTGCGGAGCCGGGAGAGGCGACGTTCGCGTGCTCCACCGCCCAGCAAGCGAAGGCCGAGCACCACGGGACCTCATCGGACGTTGCCTTGAGGTGCGTCGCGCCGTGGTAGAGCACGATCCGAGCTTCGTGGCCAGGGCCGGGAATCTCCTTGACGCCGCGCCGCATCTCCTCGTAGGCCAAGCGCAGCCAGGTGGGCTCCATATCAGTACGGCGCCAGCCAGTACATGACCAGGTCGCTTAGCTCGCGCACGATGTCTGGGTCGGTCGCCCAGGTGAAGAGGCTGACCACGGTAGTAGCGGCGATCAGGTAGAGCGTCAGTGCCATACCCACGCGATGAAGCCGGCGGCGCCGAGGATCGCGCAGCGTCACGGGGTCGCCTCCAGCGGGTAGGGGACTGTCCGCCAGGGCGCCGGCCGCGCGCCGCGTCCATCCCAGCGCACGCCCCAGCCTCGAGCGACGAGGTAGGTGACGAGGTCCGAGCGGTCATCGAGCTCGACGGCCGCGAGCCAGCGGCCGAAGGCATCGCTCTTGTGCGTGTGGAGCGTGACATCGAGGCCGGCGAGTAGCTCGCGCAGCATAGCGGTAGCGCGCCGGCCTTCGGATGCCTCGGCGCCGGACGCCTCCGGCGCGTTGTAGTTGGCGAGCCGGAAGCGCAGCGTCGCGGCGAGGTGAAAGCCGAGGTCTACCCGGCAGTCGATCGTGTCGCCATCGACCACGGCGAGGACCGTCGCGCGGTAGCTGTAGGTGTGGTTCGCTGCGCTCATCCCGTCACCCGCTCGTCACCCGCTCGCCGACCAGCGCGATCATCGCCAGCAGGAAGGCAACCAGCACGGGCGTGAAGACGGCGATCAGGAACCGAAAGATCCCGTCGATCCGCTTATCTGTGCGTGTCGTTCGCTCGTCGATCTGCTCGACGAGCGCGACGAGGCCGGGTCGTCCACCGCGAATGGAGACGAACAAGGTCTCGTGAATCCGATGTAGATCATCCGTTTCAACGGGAGTCATCGTGACTCCAATCGAGCCTGTACCGGCGAGCCGTCATGCGAACGACCACGACGAATGTCCAGGAGACGCACGCCGTTGCTAGATGCCACGCCGTCTCGAAGGTGTAGGCTCCGATCCAGACATCGGCGACGACAGCGACGTGGCCAAGGCCGCAGAAGAGCACGAAGAGCGCGAGTAGCACCGAGGCTAAGGGCGGCATGCTCTGGCCGTTCCGGCGCAGCCAAGGCAGGAAGGCCCACGGGAACCCGATCACATAGGCCGAGGCGATGCCGAGGTTCGCGACTACGAACGGCCATAAGATCGCGGGCTGCCAATAGAAGCAGTGGCCGTGAGGTAGGTAGTCCATCACGAGGCCCAGTAGCGGCAGTCGGGACTGACGATCACCTGGCCGGCCGGGAGGCCAGGTCCAGCGGCCGGCGAGAGCTGGAAGGCGTCGGCCGCATCCGCCCAGCCAACGAAGTTGCAGGCCTCGAAGCGCACAGTCTGCCAGTTCATTTGCGCGACATAGCGGTGCTGCGCGCCGCGCACGAAGACCGACCGGCGCACGACGGCAGGCTCCGTCCGTGGGTGCGAGCAGGTCAGCAGCCGGTTGGTCCGCAGGCTCGTGTTCGCAGAGATGAAGCGCGAGCGATCGACCTCGAAGTCCACCGCGCGGTGTAGGTGTGCGAAGTGCTCGCCCGGATAGAGAGTCAGATTCTCGGGCGGGATGCCGGAGATGAAACACTCCGAGCCAGAATAGTTCTCGACCCGGACGTGGCTCCCCGAGAGCTTCCAGCCGGCGCTGCCGTCGCCGGCCCAGGTCATGTTGCGCAGTGAGAAGTCGTCGTGGATCTGGTAGACGGCCCCGGTGCCGCCCGCCACGAGATCGCTCGCGCGCCGCAACGACTTGGAACGCCAGCGGTTCGGGTCGGCCGGCTCCCGCTCGCTCCACATGTCGAGCGCGAGGAGCTCGCCGAAGTCCACGCCGCGCGAGGCCATGCCGGAGGGCAGGTTGACGAAGCCGTGTTGGTCGATCGTCCAGAACCTCCCCTGCACCGCCGCCTCGCAGCGCTCGGCCCGCATCGAGTCGATGCGCAGCCCAGCGACCCCTTCGTAGAGCAGACCGTAGTTCGGGAAGCCCATGATCTCTAGCCGGCGGATCCGGATGTTCCGCCCGCCCTGGATCTCTAGCCCGCAGAGGTAACGCAGATCAGAAGTCCGGTTGAAGCGCGGCAGCCACTCGTCCTCGGCGCCGACCAGGCGCAGGTGGTGGATGTCGACGTCGTGGAGCCGGTCCATCGCGACCATGCCCCACCACACGCCAGGTCCCCAGTCGTAGTTGGCGTGATCGAGCTCGAACGTGATCGGCTCGCGGTAGCACCGGCCGGACTCGAACGGAAGTGTGACGCGATCGACCCGCATCAGAGCGCTCCGCACTCGCGCGCGATGCGATGGCACTCCGCGGACCAGCGGTCGATAGGCCATGCAGCATCGAGCACATACCTGGCGCCGTGCCAGCGCCGGTCTTCCGCCGCCACCACCTCCGGGCTAGAGCGCGCTGTCTCTGCCGGCGCTGTCAGCGGATCAAGCGTCGCAGGTGGTGAAGGCAGAAACGGTCGCATCCACTCCGGAGTTACCATCGCACTACCACCCCTCTATCGTGGATACGACGGGGTGGGAGGAACGGGACACTCCCGCATCCCCCCACCCGTCGTCCCCCATCGTTACCCCAACCGGGAGGCCCCGCCACTCTGCCTGCCCGTGCCCGGAATCCCACTTCCACCGGGCGCCCGGAATCCACGCGCGCGCGCTGAGGTCAGGTGGAGTGCGGCTCTAGCAACCGCACTCCATCACCTCGCTAGGCGGTCGGCGGCGGCGTGGTCTGCGCTCCCTTCATGGCCTGCTGGAGCAGCGCCACGAGACCGCCCGACTCGGCGATGTCGGTCGTCGCCAGCAGCTCGGTGGCCTTGGCCGCGAGCGCCGCGCTCAGCTGGTTCATGACCTGCTGGTGCGACACCGCGTTGCCGATGGCCAGGTTGGTGTAGATCGCGCCGGCCTCCGCGATCGTCTTGAAGTTGGCGGACGTGACGCCGTCCACCACCTGCTCGTTCAGAGGCATCTTCGTTTTCCTTCTTTCGGGCCTAGCCCTCTTGACCCTACGGGCTTTCCAAGGGTCGCGAGGATCTAGATGGGATCGGTGTCGAGCTTCAGGTCGATCAGACCCGCGCGCTCGAGGAAGCTCATGTACTGCTCCGCGCGCTTGCCCTCGAGCTCAACCATCTGCTGGCGCTGCGACAGTCTCAGCTTCGAGAGGCGCTCGACCAAGTCGAGCATGAACTGTGCCCGAGATTGGTCCTGCTCCGTGAGGCTCTGGAGCAAGCGATCCTGCATGGCCTGCACGTCGGCAAGCTGACTCGGTGACGGAGGCGCTTGCGCGGCCCCGACGGCCGCATCCGCTGCCTTCAGCGCAAACTTGGAGAGCATCTCGCCCATGCGTACCTCCCTAGCGTTGGATCGCAACTCGCGCAGTGATCCCGAGTACGCCCTCTATCGTCCTCCGAGCTGGACGTTCAGCATCCGCGGCCACCACTGCGTGAGATAGAGCGATTCCGTCTCGCCATCGAAGTCGTGCGCGAGCATCGCTCCAGGGCTCGACTGCTCGCCGATCCATCGCGACCATGCCCCACCACACGCCAGGCCCCCCAGTCGTCATTCCCAGTTGTCCCCGCACTTGAAGGAGGTGCCCGGGTTGAAGTCGCAGACACCCACGGCGTCGACGAAGAAGACCGGGTCCTGGGTGTTGCTGGCGCGGAAGATGTAGCCATCGGTCTCGGCGTTGACGGCGGGACCATCGACCGTCAGGTGGAAGGTTCCGCCCGTACCCCACGCGACCTGGTCCGCTCCATTCGCCTTACTATCGCACGTCACCGTACCGCAGGCATCGATCCAGACCTCGGCCGTGTCGTTCGTGCCGAGGAAGGACAGGCGGACCTTGTACGTGACGTTGTTGGTGAACGTGACGGGGCCCGCAGAGGTGCCTTGATCGTCGGAGACGAGGAAGAGCTGGTTGTTCAGATAGTTGATCTGTAGCTGGCTCACGTTGGCGACGTCATCGCGGAAGCCCGCGAAGCCCGCTTGCACGTTGGCGTCGATATCGCTGGTCGGCCGCCAGAGGAAGTCCATGACCCGCAGCGCTGTGGTGTCGGCCCAGGCTGCATCGGCGATTGCTGTCGTGGTGTTGATGGTTGTGAACCACCGGCAGGACTGCGAGCCTTCCAGGGGCGCGCTGACGTCATCGCAGTCGATCTGACCTACCAGCGCGGGCACGACGGTTTGCTTGCTCTCCAGATCGGCTGCGGCGGCGCCGTCGAAGTCAGTCTCGTTGAGAGCTACCGAGGGAACCTTGAGCGATAGGAAGGTCTGACCGGTGAGCGCCGGGAAGTCGAACTCGTCCGTCACCAGGTGGTCGAAGCTCACGCCCTCGTTGGAGACGTTGACCTTGAGGATGCCGCGGATCCCCGTGCCTGCGGCGCGGATCGTGCCCGCGTACTTGTCGGTGGGCGTGCCGTAGGGAGCTCCTTCGGTGCGGTAGTCCGGGATCGTGTCGCCGTTGTAGTCCTCGTACGAGCCGAAGAGCGTCTGATTCTCCCACTGCGGCTCGATCTCTCCGCCGTCGTCGCTGTTCGTCGGCTGGGTAGCGAGGATGTGCCAGATCTCGGAGCACCCGGTCGCATCGACCTTGCAGCCCATGCTCGTGAGGTGGTCATGCCCCTGCAAGAAGAAGGTCGATCCGCCCGCGTCCTGGTTCGCCAGGATCAACGCATGGATCGCCGGCTGCCCGTAGAGAGCATGGCCGGCCATCGGCCCCGTGCGGCGTGCGTAGGGAGTCGGCCGGCAGACGACCGTGCTCGGACAGGCCCCATAGATTGCGGTCCATCCGGCCGGGCGCGTGTCCTCGGCTTGCGACCAGCCGGTAGCGGTCGAGTTGTCGATCTCGCAGCGCTTCCCGCCCTCGCCTGGGTCATCGACCGGGCCGGCGACCGTGTCTCCGTCCGTGTCGCACCAACGGTCGTAGGTCGCGAGGCCCCCGCCGCGTCCGTAGAAGTAGCAAGCCGTGCTGAAGCCCGGATCCTTGGCGCCGCCGCCGTGTCCGCCCGGCAGGTGGTGCAATGCGATGAACTTCCACTTCGCGGTCGATGCAGCGAAGGTCGCGGCGAACCACTGGTACTGGATCTGACCCAGCGACCAGTCGCCGGGGAGCTCCGGGAAGCGGCCCGACAGATCGAAGGGCAGGCTCGTACTGGTCCCGCCGTCTCCCGCCTCCGCGAAAGGATTGAGTACCCAGAACTGAGCGAGGCCCGACCGGAACGTGTAGTAATAGCCGTCGTTGTCGCAGCTCCCGACCGGAACCGGGTTGTCGCAGTCGGCCTCGAGGTTCGGGTAGTAGGTGTTCGGGTTGTAGGTGAGCGCGCGCCAGGCCGCGCCCATGTGCTCCTCGCGCTTCACCGGGCTTCCCTGACCGTCGTCGTTCCAACGCTCGCACGAGCCGATGTTGTTGCTGAATCCAGTGGTGCGCGGGTTGTCGTGGTTGCCCCAGGCGAAGACCATCGGAGTTCGAGACAAGAAGGGCTGGAACTCCTTGCTAGTCCGGAAGACGTGGTAATCCGCGTTGACTCGGACATTGGCATCGACGGCGGCGGTTTGAATGCCGCGCTTCACGGTGCCTGCATCGTTGCGCGTGGGCCAGCCGGCAACCTGGTTGTAGAGGAATCCGTCGTAATCCTGCGCCGGCAGCCCATCGGGCGGGTCGGTGAAGATGCTCTTGCCGCAGGTGGCCGTTTGAGCGGTGTCGGTCATGTAGGTGTCGCCGAGATCAACGTGAAAGAGTGCCTTCTCCTTGATGATGCGTGCGATCCCGAGCTGGTAGTTTCGCCACTGCGTCGCTCCAGGTACTCCGTGTGGCTCGGCGGCTCCGCAGCCTCCACCTACGGTTCCGACGTTGGCCCACTCGGCGAAGAAGTGGGTATCACCGAGCAGCGTGAAAGAGAAATCCGTGTCGGCGCCAGCGGCCGGTAGTGTCTTGAAGGAATAGACAGGCCGGTTGGTCCACTGCACCATGCCTGCGGGATGCGGGTCCGGCTTGTCGCACTGCACCCGATACCAATACTCGGTGTTCGCTGAGAGCACGTCCATCGGGAGATCGACGCGCTCGTTTGCCGCCCAAACGGTGTCGGCCGTCTCGCAGGTCACGCCAGCCGGCGGCGTCTGCCAGTCGATGCCGAGCACGTCCTTGGCGCTGCTGTCCGCCCAGCAAACGCGCAGGCCGCCTCCGGTCCCAGAGGAGTCGTAGGGCACGACGGAGACGATCTGTGAGTTGCTGGCCGCGCTCCCCATCGGGGGCACTGCCAGCCGCTCATTGATCGCGAACTCGATGTCACACTCGTTCCCGGCTCGTGCTGTTTGCGCGAGCACGAGAGCCAGGAGACGGAGAAGCCGCTTCATGGGTTCTCGTCCGGGCCGCTGTTATTGTCGACCGCAGCAGCCCCCTTCATGGAGATGACCCGCCACTCACCGTCGGAGAGGCAGATCAGATGGACGACGGATCCAACCGTCCCAACGGCCGTCCAGGTGAGCCCATCGCCAGAGCCGGTTACCTCGGGCGTCGAGATTGTATCGACGCTACCGGTGGGATCCTTCGGCTCGATGCTGACGGTCTGCGCGGCGTTCTCCCAGATGATGAAGACCTCCATGCCCTTTTTTGCGCGACAGAGATTCACCTGGAGGGTGCCAGCCATCGAGCGGTTCGTGATCAGGGCAGGAGCGCACGATGTCAGCACAAGTGGACTCGCGGTGGGCTCCAAGACGCTCCCGGGTGTGATGCCGCCACCCCCACCACCTCCAAGCCACCACTCGCTAGGCCTCTGGGCGGTGGAAACTGCGGGGGCAGCAGAGAGCGAGGAGAGCAGAGCGAGAAGCGGTGCGACACTCCTCCTCATCGTTCGACGCCCTCGATCGTGAAAAGCCCCACGTCTGGCGAATCAGGCAGTGTCGGGAAGTCTACACGGTAGCGGCCAGGTCCGAGCACGACGCAGGCGAGTTGCGCCGCTGGCACGCCGTTAGCTCCCGTCAGCGTGCAGCCGCCCGCAGCGCACACCTGTATCCCAGCGTTGGCAGCCGAGGTGACATCACCGTAGGGTGCGTACCTGACCACCGCCGTAGCAGGGCTCGCGCCAGTCGCCGATACTCCCTCTTGGTCTACGTCCGTTTTCAGGCACGCGAGCGCACCGAGACCACCCACGGCGAAGCTCGTCGAGGCAGGCGATAGCGAGGTGTTGAAATCGAAGCAGTAGCGACCGCCGTAGACGGAGTCTCCGTCGCGACAGCCCGTATAGCCCCAGTCATTGACCGGGAAAGCGGGAGCCGCAGCGAAGAGGATGGCCGCAGCGAGTAGTGTTGCTCGCATCATGCTAGGCGTTCCTTATTTGCTCGATCTGTACTCTCGTGTACGCTGCTACGGTGTTGATCGAGGTGTCGCCAGCCAGTAGCTCTAGCGTGATCGTCACCTTCTCGCCAGAGGCAGGCACGAACCAGTTGTCAGGTATTCTCATACTGTGCGTGCCTGCGACAAACGGCAGCACCTCGTAGAGACGGAACTTCTCCGCATCGGCAGTCGTACCTGCTGTACCGACACGCACGCGTACGATGAAGGCGGTCGTGGCGAGGTCTACGCCCGTGACGGTCACGATGCCGCTGCAACGGTATTTTTTCGTGAACGGCGTTACGAGATTCGGGATCGTCAGCCCGGAGAGATCGTTCAGCGCAGTCTCCGTCGTGAAGTTTGCCGACGTGTGCGCGGTGCTCTGCGTCGTAACCGCCGAGAGACCATACGCGAGCTCGTCGAGCGCAGCATCTACTGTGGTGCCCGTGAGCGGCGCCACCGGCGTATGACTCACGTCCGCAGAGGCGAGTGCAGCAGATGCCCACGCCGAGCCGGTGCCGCGGATCACGTTGCCGGAGGTCTTTGCGAGAGCTGCGATCGTATCAAGGTCAGCATCCCATGCCTGGACATTGGCCCCGATCACGGCTCCGATCGTCGCACGGGCTGTCGCCGCGTCCGCATCGTCGAGCAGAGCCTCGCCAATCGCACCCGTAGGCAGCACCGAGTAAGACTCTGCCGACAGACGCTTGACCACACCAACGGTCGTCAGCGCATCGAAGAGCGCATACCCCTTCTTCGCGCTCGGTGCGATGAAGACGTTCTTGACGCCGCTTCCCCATGCGACTGCTGCATCAGAGTTGCTCGATTCCTTCAGCGTACCCGTATCGAACCTAACGCGATCCTTTCCTCCCGCTCCTGTCCCCTCTTCGACGTTGCACTCCCAGGCTTCCCAGTCTCCTCCACCGAGAGTCACATTCTCGATCGTGATCTCTGCTGACCACGGGCCCGTGCCGATGCCGGTAATATCCTTGAGTGCGCCGACGATCTCCTGAAAGCCGGCGACGGGGCCATCTAGATCCTTGAACGTACCCGTCCCGGTATCGTCCGTGGTCTCGAATGCGCGGTAAGCATGCCCCGTGCTCACGGGTGGACTGCCTCATCGATCGAGAGCCGGAGCCGCCGCACTGTCCGCTCGTCGTTCTCCGGGTACGCTAAATCTCGGTGGTAGCCATAGATCAAGTCGTCCATCAGGTTATCGTCACGGTACATGAGGCCGCCGCCTACCACTGGCGCACCGATCTCAACCGCACGCGGACGCTTGCAATAGAGCAACGGAATCCGCGCTTCGACGCGCCTGCGCAGATCGCCATAACTCGCGAGGAACTCCGCCTCGGTCTCACTCGTGAGCACGAGCTCTGCCTCTCGCCAGATACCGCCAGTCACAGGATGCGCGGTTCCGTTGCGGGACCGTCGTAGTCGCGAGCCGGAGATCGGGATGATCCTGTCGCCCCAGTCGATCCCACGGCTCGGTCGATAGGGATCGAGGAGTCCTACCCGAGCCGCCTCATAGCTACCAGTGCCTTGATTGATATCGATCCGCCAGACCGGCCTGGTCACACTCTGCGAGAGATCGAGGAGGAAATGCGTTCTTGGCCAGGTGCTCCAATCTCGCGTACCGGGTTGATGGTCAAGAGCACCGGAATCGAAGTTAGGCGCGCTTGTTACGGTCGTCGTATTCGTGCCTGCACGGACGCGCACGGTTCCGACCGCGGTCGCGTTCGCGTAGAGCAGGACAATCTGCGACACAGTGCCGGAGACGTTAGAGAACGTGACCTGCCCGGTCGTGCCAGGCGTGCGCCAGCGATCGAAGACGGTGCGCTTCAGTAGGTTCGTCGCCGGGAGCGTAGATACCTGATCGGCGCTGAATACGGTTACAGCGTCGCTAGCATGAAATGTCGCGAGCGAGCAGGTCATCCCCAGAGCCCCCAGTCGTTTGACCGCTCGGCAGCATCCTCGCCCACCGAGAAGAGGTAGAGGTTGCGCCCGGCCGGCAGATCCGAGTCAGAGCTCACCACCTCGACTACGTCGCCAGGCTGGCGCTGGAACATCTGGCGCTCGACGCGTGCGCGGTAGACCCGCGCCCGCTGCGAGAGCACGTTGAAGGCTTCGATGGCCAGCGCCAGCGCGTTCGCCTGCGTCGTCTGGTAGCCAATGATCCTGACAACTCTCGCATCCTTGTGGAGCGTCTTGATCGCTGCGTCTTCCTTGATCTCGAGCCGACTCGGCTCCGAGTAGAGCTCGCGCTCTGCGACCGTCAGCACATCGGAGAGGGCATCGGAATCCTGCGGCGTCCAGTTGCGTGCGTATTCTACCTCGATGCGCCACGCGGGCGGTAGCTGCGTCTCGTCCTCGATCATCTCCAGCGTGTCGTCGGTGATCGTCACTGCTGGCGAGCTCGCGGCCTGGTTCAAATACTTGCCGATGCGTAGAAGACCGGTGCGTGTCGTCGAGACCCAGCCGAAGATACCGGCCATGAGATTCGCGATCCCGACGAGCGCAGACTCCCCGTCGTCCGGGACGTAGACTATCTCCGACGTGTCTGGGAATCCAGAGAAACTCCCACCCTCGAAATCGCCTGGATCTACCAGCCCAACGCGCGTCGCCAGCCGCTTCGCGATCGTCGCGGTCGTGCTAACGTAGACGCCGCCCGTCTTATCGCCGCGACCGTCGAGTGTAATACGACCGTCCGGCACTCCACCGAGCTTCAGATAACCACCGCTGTTTTGCGTGACGTAGTGACCGCCGGGTGGCGCGGCGGCGGCTACGATGTCGCTAACGTCTCCATCATTTATCAGCACGACGCCACGATCTCGCAACGCTGTCACGGCATCGACTGCTCCGTCGTGCCACTGGTAGATTTGCGTCGATGCAACCACTAGCACCGGCTCGAAGTTGAAGACGGGCCCATAGGCGAGCTTCTTGCGCGTGCCCTTGATCGCGTCGCCACCGTTGAGCCCACCGGCGCCAGAGTAGGTGTTCGCCTGAATCGGCTCCGAGAGCTTCTGCAGTACCTCTCGCAGCGAGAGCACAATCCTGCCGTCGGTCCAACCTACCGACTGGATCGTCCCGCGCTGCACCGTTGGGAACTGCGCATAGCTGAGCGTTGTCTGCGTAGCTAGCCCTACGTCGTAGGTGCCGCCAACCTTGATCGTCGCCTCGCGTCCTTCCCACGACTCGGAGAGCCGCGCGTCGAGATCCTCGTCACCGCTCTCGAGCTCAAGCACGCCGAAGGCGAGATCAGCGACCGCCGCGCCGGAATCCGGCGTCGGGATCGAGATCTCGACGTTGTACGGGTTGAGCAGCAGATCCGGAAAGGGCGTGCTCGCCGGGGTGTCTCCGGCGGCAGTGATGTAGCCCACGTCTGAGAGGCGTAGCGGGGTGCCGCTACTCGGCGTGGTCTCGAGCAGGAAAACAAGATCCGCGTCCGGGTCTCGGAGTAGCCGCTGCTCGATCGACTCCGTCGCCTGCGAGTCAGACTCTGGGATCGTGTGGCTAGGTAGCCGCGCATTCCCGAACCAGCCGGGGATCGTCATCGCGCCCGACGACCCGCTCTGGCGACGACAACAACAGGCATTGGCGTGCCGCCGCTCGACGGAGTCCCGGTACGCCGCGCGAGACGGATCAGCTCAGATTGGTTGCGGCGCGTCACCTCGACGAGCTCGCCGAGGTCGCGGCGTAGGGCACGCAGCTCGGCCGCCGTAGCGCCTCCATCACTGCTACCGTCCACGCCGCGCCGAACGCTGACAGTCTCGCCGCCAGACACGCGGAAGAGAGGAACGACGTTGTCGCGCCCACTGCCAGGGATGCGGAACGATCCACCGCTCGCGAAGCCAGGCAGGTTCAGCTTCGCCGCCTCGAGTACCTGCTGCACGAGCGTAAGATCATCGAAGAATGCCGCTGAACTAGCGTTGATCGCGCGGCTTGCATCGAGGAAGGTACGCGCAGACGTTGCCAGCTCGGCTGGATCGACGAAGATGCCGGCCGAGACCTGCGAAGCAAGCGTGCGAAATGCCTCCTCGGTATTCGCAGCGACCTGCGCGCCTGGTAGAATGCCGGCACCGATCCGGATCTGATCGAGTAGTTGATCGAGCGGTTCGAAGGCAGCTTCGAGAACAGCCGCACGCTCTATCCCAGATAGGCGCTCCACTTCGACGAGGTTGATTCCAGCGGCACGGGCTTCCTTGAGTCTCTCTTCCTGCACACGCTCAAGCTCGCGAAACTGAAGCGCAATCGGATCGGTCAGAGCGAGAATCTGATCTGAGATCGAGTCGTTCAATGCCTGCACGACACGGCGGATCGCCTCTGCCTTGAGTTGAGTCGCGTCTTCCAGCGCGATACCGAAGTCAGGTGCCGCGAGCTTGATCTGATCGAAGGTCTTGGAGATCCGCTCTAGAGCCTGATCTGACTCCGTGGCCGCCTCGCCGAAGTTCCGCAGCTCCTCAACCAGATCGATGATCGCCTTCCGCTCGTTCAGGAATGCGCCGATCTTCTCGACCATGACATCTGGCGTACCCTGAGCGAGCTCGCTGATCGTATCCGTAGGGATACCTAGCGCGGTGAGTACTGAGACGGAGCGGCGGCGGTAGAGTTCGAGTGAGTTCTTGACATGTTTGTGTTGTTGCGTCGTGATCGCATCGCTCGCGGCGACGAGCGCGATTTCAGACTCGGACAGGAATTGAGCTAGAGAGGTATCGAAGCGAGCCATCGCACGGATGATCGGCTCGATGTGCTTGAGCTTGAAAGCTTTTCCTTTGTCCGTCGCTCCGATGAAGCCGAACGCGCCCTCGATGGCGGAGGTGCCACCGAGCAGGTCCGGGAGGTCCTCGAGACGCTGGCCCGTCACGAGTGAGAGATTGGTCTTGAGCTTCTTGTACCTGATGGCACCGACGATCGCGCCGATCGGTCCGCCGATCTGTGCACCGCGGTTGATCGCTTGGAGTCGGTTGGGTGCCTCGAAGATCCTGTTCCCAGTCTTGAGCTGATGGATGACCTGAGCTTGACCGACCACGGCGGAACCGCCTAGGAATCCTCCGATCGCAGAGCCTACTGGACCGTAGTAGGAGCCTACGATGGATCCGAGCGCTGAGCCGATCTGTAGCCCGATCTTCTCCAGCTTCGTGTCGTTCGCAAGCTTGAGTGCTCCGACGAGCTTCTGGCCGATGAACGCGCCAGCGATGATCGTACCGATGTTACCGAGTGTGCTGGCAGCGAAACTGCCGAATGAGCTACCCGTGTTGGCTGCTGCGGCAGGACCTCCTAACGTGCCGCCCAGGAACACGCCGAGCTGCTTGAACGCCGCGACGACGCCATTTTTTACCGAGTCAGTGATGCCAATGCCGCCGAAGATGCCACCTGCCGTAGCCGTACTGCCGTCTGCACCTGGAGCGAGATTACCGGCAAAGGCACCGGCGAATCGTTTGAATAGCGTCGTCGAGAGCAGGTTCGCGATCATCCGCAGCGCGATCGTCTTGAGAGAGCTCCAGAAGTCCTTCCATGAGTCCAAGTTCCCATCGAGCATGCTCACGAAGGTATCGGTGAAGGTCCGCTGCATGTCCTCGAAGGCGTTGCGGAACGGCTCGGCCATCGCCTCTGCGTTCTTCTCCGCTGCCTCTACCTGGTCGGCCGCGATGTCATCTGCTGTCTTTGCCAGAGCCTCCGCTGCGCTCGCGCTCGCCTTCGCCTGATTTTCGAGATCGTGGATCTCCGTGGCAAGTCTCTCGGCGTTTGCCACTGCCTCTTGGAGCGCAGGTCCGGTAAGCCCCGCTTCGATCGCGAGGCCGAGAGCTCTCATCCCGGCCGCTGCGACCACCGCCTCGCGCTCGAGCGCGTCCACGGCGAAGGCGCCTATCTCAGTCGCATCGGCCATCTTCTGCGCCGCCACCGCTCCCTGCTCCATGCCGGCGAGTAGCTCGTTCAGCGAGAGTTTCGCCTTCCGCGCCTCCTCCGCAGTCTTGGCGAGCGCCTTCGCAGCGTCACCGCTGATCTCTCCGAGGTTCTCGAGACCGGCGGCAGCAGCCGAAGAGGCGGGCGGCAAGAGCGCGAGCTCGGCGCGGATCACGGCTACCGCTCGTTCGAGCGAGGCTACTTTCGCCAGCCCTGAATCGCTCAGACCGCCAGCCGCAGCCGCTCTCGCGCGGATGCTCTCGATCTGTGTCTCCAGCGCCAGGAGTTCAGCCTGTGCTGCCACTGCAGCTGCGGCCTGCCCGGGTCCACCTCGCGCCGCCGCGAGCCGCGCCCAGGCGCGCTCCGCATCCTCCAATGCCTTAGTTGCGCTCGGTGCGCTGGCAGCGAGTGCCGCGAAGGCCGCAGCGACGGCGCCGATCGGACCTGCAATACGCAAGCCGACGAGAGCCGCCAGGATGACGCCGGTTGTTCGGAGGTTCTCTCCGGCGAGCTGTGCCACTTCGGCGAGCGTGCGGAAAGCGGTAACCAAAGCGCCGCCGATCTCGTCGGCAGCGCTACGGAACTCTTTGCTCCCGAGGAGCTTGATGATCTCCTCGATCTCGACACGCACGCCCGGGAGGGCATCCAGCTCGAGGAGCTCCCCGAAGGCATTCTTCAGCGCGGTGAGCGCCCCGCCGAGGGTCGCGCGCGCGGCCTCCGCCGCGCCCTTGTACGCGCCCTCCAACCCCTCGGCCAGGGCGGTCTGTGCCTCGAAGATCCGGCCCTGCTCGGTGAGCGCCTTGATGTTCTCCCTCACCGCAGGAGTCAGTGCCACTCCTGCACGCGTCAGCAGTGTCAACCCCTTGATTGGGTCGTTGAACGCACGCCCAAGCGTCGAAACGGCCGACGTGGCATCGCGTCCGGTCGCCGCTGCAAAGTCGAGGATCGCCTTGGTGGCGCGCGGCAGGATCTGCTCGCCGATGTTGCGGTAGCGCAGAAGTAGAGAGGAGATAGATAGAACTTGCTCGTCAGCGAACGTCGTCGCCCGCTGCATCTCGCTCGCAAACTTCGCGAGCTCCTGCGCACTGACCCGACCCGTGCGGCCGGTGGCGCGGATGGCATTCTCGGTGAGCTTGAGCGCGCGCTCCTGCTCAACCGTCGCATCGATGACGGCTCTCAGCGTGAATCCGACGCCGATGCCGGCAAGAGCACGGCGCATGAACCGCGCCTGCTGGTCCACGAGCTTCGACGCGCCGCGCAGCTCCTTCTGAAACTGCGTAGACTGGAGCGTGAGGCGCGCGAAGAGATCACCGATCGAGGTTGCCATCGGCTAGTGCTTCAGCTTCGAGCGCGCAGACGTAGTCCATGCGCGAAGGACGGCGGCCGAGTAGTCGATCTCTTCGTGAGACGCCTTCGGTTCCTCATCCTCATCGCACTCCTCGCCAATCGTGAAGTCAAGCAAGAGATCCGCGGTAGACGTGGGCTCCTGCTTGTTTCCCGCCATCGCTTGCAAGGTCGCGAGGAGTTGATGCGTCTGATACGCTACCCGCCAATCGGCTCGGTCGTCACCGCGCGGGAAGAGCGACCAGGCAGCCAGCATCTCGGACACCTGCGACGATGTCAGGAGAGAGACGAGCTCTTCTGGGGTTCGGAACCCGAGGGAGAAGGCGAGGTCGTAGCATCCGAGCCGGTACGAATCGGCTCGGAGGGCTCTTTTCCCTCTTCCAGATCCTCATCATCGAGTCGCGAGAGTTCGAGCGCCTTGCGGACGATCCGGTCGAAGACGCTCGCCGGAATGTTCGCCTCGATGATCTCGTCGGGTGTGTACTGCACGCGCCCGTTCGGGTCCTTCAGCGACCAGGCCACGAGCTTGAGCGTGGCATCGGCGAACGTGGACTCGATCACCATCTCGCGCAGCTGCTTCCGCTTGCCTCCGATCGGGATCCGCTGCTTCCGGTCCGTCATCGCCTGCTTGTAGGCGACCTGCTCCGGGCCGGTGAGCTCCCAGACCAGGACGCGCAGGCCGAGATCCTCGAAGTGGAGCTCCTCGCGCTTCAGCGCCTTGTTGCCGCGGAATGCTGCGAGGAACTCCTCCCGGGTCGCTACGTTCGACCCACCGTTGTGCTTCGGCATGGCTCACCCTTCGCGCGCGAGAAGGGTTCGGTAAGGGCACCCCGAGGCGCGCGCTCGGGGTGCGAGACGGGTGCCGCCCACGCGCTGCAAGCGGCACCCGAAAGTGAAGCCTACGGCGATGCGTCCTCGACCGGCAGGCCAGTGACGCGCAGTCGCAGCGCGTACTGGATCGCTCCGGTCACGTCGGCGCTGCGATCGAAGCCTGACACGAACGCGGTGAATGTGGTCGCAGGTGCCACCGAGCCAGGCAGCAGCACGCGGTACGTGCGCTGCGTCGGCGGGTTCGCGTCGCGATCGGTGACGAGCTGCGCCAGCACCGTGTTCGCCGGAATGTAGTTCCCGTTCGTCGAAACCTCGCCGAAGTCCTGCTCTCCGATCAAGAACTCTTTGGCGCGACCCGCCGAATCCTGGTTCGTGACATCCACCTCGGCCGAGGTGGGGTTCGGCCAGGAGATGTCCTTCGCTTCGGGGATGTCCGTGAACGTCCCGCTCCCGGGCGAAGTCTCGCGTTGTAGTTTCGTGCCTCTCGCGAGAATCGCGGAAGTGGCCATCGAGTGGTCTCCCTCGTGCGCGGACACACGCGGACGCCACGCTCATCGAGCAGGCGTCGCGGAGTCCGGTTAGTTGTGGTGTCGGTGTCGTTACCTAGTTGGCCGGAGGACGCAGCACTGCGAGCAGGAACGAGGAAAGACCCGTGCTGTCTAGATAGACCTTACCGTCCGTCTGGAGCCAGCCGGTGGACTTCAGCGGTCCGATGACCCGGAAGGCGTTGTTGCCAGTCGTGACGACGGCATCCTCGATCCGACCCGTCGGGTCTGCGACAGCTTTGAGCGTCACGGCCTGGCCGGAGCCGAGGTTGTTCACGAGCAAGAGGCTGTCGTTCTCTCGGAACACCCACTCGTGGTCGTTCGTAGAGTCGATCGCCGTCAGCGTGATGTCGGCGCCTGGATTCGCAGGGTTCACCGAACCCTTCAGCTGGTAGATCGCGATTGCGACGCGTGCCATCGGTTGTGGTCTCCCGCTAGTTCGCCGGCCCCGCCGGCTGCTTGCGAATCACGGCGAAGCGCAGGTCGTTGCTGGTGGTGTCGATCTGGATCTTTCCGTCTGTCTGCGTCCATCCGTCGCTCGTGCGCGGCCGGAAGACCCGCATCTCGTTCAGTCCGATCGCCGGCGACGTGTAGTCGGCTCCGCGCCCGTACTGGTTATCAGGACGTACCACCGTGTACGTCGGAGACGACGCGGTGAGGTTGCAGATGTAGAGCTCGTCGCCGGGCTGCCAGACCCACTCGTAGTCGTTCGCCGCATCCGCCGTGGTCCACCCCGCAGGGCTCAGCGCGTTCGCCACACGAGGCAGAACCGTAAAAATCACGATCGATGTGCGCGCCATCTGCTACGCCTTCCCTCCGCCGCGGATCGCGAAGCAGCGATAGGCCTGCGAGACGTTGAACTCGAGCCCGCCAGTTGCGTTCACGAGGCCGTCGAGATCTGTCACGTAATAAACGACCAGGCGTCCCGCGACGGCGGTCGAGCCCGCGTCAGATAGCTCTGGAGCCGCTACAGAGGGACGGCCGTACTTGTTCGGATAAGCCTGTAGTGTCGTCACGTTCGCCGTCGTGCCCGTTGCCCAGACACAGACGAGATCGCCGGCCTGCGGATAACTGATGATGTGGTCATTCGCCGCGTCGCAGGTCGTGAGAGTGACGGCGCCATCGGCGCCGTCCACGCTCCCAGCAGGTAGACTCGTCACGGGCACCGATACTCGGGCCATGCTTACTCCTGCATCACGCCAGGCTGCGTAGACGTGACGAAGTAAAGAAACTCGAAGCGCTGGATCAGCGCATAGACCACACGGTCACCTTCACTCCGCTCCTCGAAGCGCGTGCCGAGGTAGCGGCGCAGCTTCCCGATCCCGCTCTGCATGACCGCGGTTTTCACCTCGAGCGAGGAGCCGTCGCGATCAATCAGGCTCGTCGCGAGCGTCACCAGCTCGACCACGAGCCGGCGACCCTCGAGATCGGAAGGACCATCGGCGGACGCGAAGAGGTCGGCGATGTCCTCTTCTCGCGGCTGGAGCGCTAGCGCCGGCAGAGTCGCGGCCTCGAGCGCATCAACCATGCTCTCGAAGACATCGGCACCCGTCGTCGGAAGCCCCGTCACGATCGGCTTGAGCAGATTCAGGAGCTGTCGGTACGGCTCGGGCAATCCGGCGAACCCTCCCCCAGCAGCAGGCGGGCCGCCGGGCCCGCCCTTTCCTCCGCCCGGCACGTCTAGACCCGGTGGAGCCGGAGCAACGCCATCCCGTGCCCGTCTGGCTCGATCTCGGCAACTGTGTACGAGATACCCCGGACCAGGATCCCGGCGCCGGGCGTGACCACACCGCCTGGAATCTGATCGAGCTTCACGGCGATCCGCGGGCCAACGGTCTGCACCGCTACGCCAGCATCAATCTCGACCTGCACCGCTGCCGCGTCGTACTCGCCCGTGATCGCCACCGGAGAGCCCAGCGGAGCGGTATAGGTCGCAGCCTCGCCGAAGACGGCGCGCGTCGCGTCCTGTGCGAGCTCGGCCAGGTCGAGCCAGCTCACGCCGCCACGGACGTGCGAACGTTCGTCACCAGCAACATCTCGACCGTGGCAGACGGATCGGCTGCCGCGGAGACCGCGACGCCGACCTCCTTCTGCGCGCTCGATGTCTTGTTGACGACCTTGCCGGTGTCGTCCCAGTAGAGCGTGTCTCCGACGCTGATCGCGAGGGCCGACGTCTTCGCGATCGTGACGACACCGCGTACTCGCACGGTGATGAGATCGCCGCTCACGCCACTGTGCTCCGGGACGCCGAAGAGCTGGCCGGTGAGCAGGCCGGTGCCACCGGTGACCGTGCCACTGGCCGTAATCTGGACGGTTTCCCCCGAAGAGAGCAGGGTCTTCATGTCTCTCGCCTCCAAAAACGAAGGGCCCCAGGCGGGGCCCTTGCGGGTTTCAAGCCTTGGAATGGGGTCTAGTGGCTACGCGCCGACGTTGCGATACGCACCGCGGAAGTCCACGAACGCCGTACCGAAGTGGAGCGCCACGCGCATTTCGACGCCGAGCACCTCGAACCCCTGGCGCGTCGCCACGCTCGGTCCGGCCTGACCACTCAGATAGCCGTAGACGCTGGTCGCCGCGCGCGCAGGATCCGCGAACCCGTACCACGGATTCGCGCTCGACAGGTTCGCGTCGGCGATCGGTTCGAGCGTTCCGGCCCACGGATTCTGGCTCGTGGGTGCCACGTTCGGACCGATCAGCGTCGTGTACTGGCGAGCGAGAGTTTCCTTGTCGGGTGACGTGAGCAGGAAGCGCGGCAGCAGGTTGAGCTTGAGTCCGTCGAGGCTCGTCTGCTTCCGGAACAGCGCACGCATCACCCCGATCGCGGTCACGTCGATTGCGGTTCCCGAAGCCGTGTAGTTTGCGTGCGTCGTGTGGAAGAGCGCGAGACCATCGCCCAGCGTGGGACCCACGCCGGATGCGCTCGTCAGCAGCGTGAACCAGAGGGCGTTCTCGAAGTCTGCGAGCCGGACAGCGGCGCTCCGCATGATCCGGCCGAAGGCTCCCAGATCGTCGTTCACGATCGATTGGAACGAGAAGAGCAGCCGGCGCCCGTAGGTAGCAAGCGCGTAGGTATCCTTCGCCTCGCTGAACGACCCGAGCTTGATCTCTCCCTCTTCGGCCACCTGGAGCAGATTCGGAAAGTCCCCTGCCTTGAGCACGCTCGCCGTCTTGAAGTCCGGGAGGTCCTGCCGCTCGGACAGCATCCGATAGGTCGGTGTCGCGGCCAGGTAGTCCGGAAGCAGAATCTTGTTCGCGGCATTCGCGAGCAGGTTCGGGTAATCGCTCGTGGTCAGCGCGAGCTCGACGATCCTCGCCGAGTTGCGCCGCACGTTGAGCCCACGGTGCAGCCGATTCTGCGTCAGCACATCGTAGGCCAGCTCGACCAGGGTCAGGTCGGCATACTCGCGGGCCGACTCGGGCGGATCCTTGCGGGTCGCGCGCGCAGCGAGAGCTGACGACATCTGGTCGTAGCGGTACGGCAGCGACTCGCGATCGTCTCCGATCGAGTTGAGCGTGGCCGGTGCCCTCTTCGCTCGCTCCTCGGCAGCGATCGCGAGAACCGTATCGATCGGCGTACGCAGGTTGATGTGGCGCTGCGCCCAGAAGTCGTCGAGACCGAAGTGAGTGGCGGCGCGCTTAACCTGCACGGCGAGCTCGTGGTCACGCTCGATCTCGCGGTCCACCTTGCGCGCGGCGGTGATGGCGGATTCGGGGTCGCCACCGTCGCTCACGTCCGTGGCCGCAGGCTTCTTCGTCTTCTTCGGCGCCGCCGCCGCATCGATCTTGGCGTGAAGTGTGACATCGAAGTCACTCTCCTCGATCTCCACGCTGTCGCCCTGGATGCCGAGACCTTCGACGTCCTCGAGTAGCCGAACCTTGAGTTTCATGGTTGCCCCCTGCGGCCCGGGGGCCGCGCTCAAGTATTGGATCCTGCACGGGTGTCTTCCGCCGGCAGCCATCTCGATCCTTGCACCTGGATCCGCTCCGACTGCCACGAGCGAGATTTCCTGCGGCTCCCAGTCGGTAGCGCGCATGCGCTTCGTACCTATGGATTTCTCATGTGTCAGCTCTTCGAGCTTGAAGATACGCGCGCCCACTGATAGGTTCCGAATCACGCCGTCCGTAACGTCCTGCCAGATGCCGTCGATCTCTGGTCGCTTGCTGAATCGGAGCGTCGCCTTGCCCACTCCATCCTCGATCTTCGCCTCGGTCACCACGCCGATGACATTTCTTACACCGTCGAGGCGTCGATGAGAGTCTAGCAGCGGGGCACCCGATCGCAGCCGACCGAGACGAACCGCGCTAGGATCGAGAGAGAGTGAGAGCAAGAACTCACCCTCATCCCATGTGAAATGAAAGAACTCTGCGCCGGTGTAGAACGTGGCATCTACGCTGCGGTCATCTGCCTTCGCGCTCTTCGCTACCACCTCGGCGCGGAGATACACACCAGGCAGTCTTACGTTACGCTGCGGCTTCATCCGGCTCCTCCGGCATGTTCTTGCTGCCCATCTGTGTGCGCCAGTCGCCCCTCAGCTTCAGAGCGCGGCGATCACGCTCGCGCTGGTCAGATTCGAGCGCGTCGTACTGCTCCTGCGCAGTCCAGCCTCGCCGACGCCAACTCTCCGGGTAGGTTTCGAGACCTGCCTCGAGCGCCAAGACCTCAGCCTCAGTCTCATGCTTCGGGTCGATCAACTCGAATCGCGGAGGCGTCCACTCGACCTCCGTCCGGTCGCCGAAACCGGCGCCACGCATCCCAGCGACCTCGGACTGGAAGCGCAGATAGATGCGTTCGCAGATGCGCGGGATGTGTAGGTGCCACTGGTCCTGCTCGATCCGGCGCCGGAAGTCCACGAGCCCCGCGCGATAGCTCGAGTAGTTGACCTGGGAGAGATCTCCCGTCATCAGCTCGTAGGGCACTCCAGTACCTGCGGCAATCGCGCGCAGCCCGAAGCGCTCGAAGTCGGCATAGCCACCCGAAGCCTTAGGATCCATGAACGTGACTTCAGCGCCTGGCTCGAAGTAGTGGAAGCCACCAGGCATCAACGTTTCGTATTTGCCGAAGCTATCAGTTTGCGCTGATCCAGTGAGCCGAGCGGCATCGGTCGATGGTGTCCCGCCGGGTACGGTGACTCCCACCGCGAGGCATGCCTCGACCTTCTTGCGCATCAGCTCCGCGTCGTCGTAGTCGTCCAGGTCACGAGCGCGCAGAATCACGGGGGCGAAGTCGCTGATTCCGCGCGTCTGCCCGGCGCGGAGCTGCCGGTAGAGATGGATCACATCTGATGCCGGCACCCGCTCGCTCTCGATACTGCGCGAGCGCAGGTTCAGCGAGAAGTTGTCTCCCGGGTGATTCTGGAAGAGCCAATAGGCGGTCGCCCGTCCGTAGCGGTCGTATTCGATGCCCTGGTTGATCCGGCTTCCGTCATTCGTCGGCTGGAACGTGTCGCGCCTCGTGTCGAGGTAATCCGGCTCGAGCACACGGAGCCCGAGGTTGATAGGTCCATCCGGAAGAGCGACGAAGCGGAGCAGGACTTCGCCTGACTCGAAGCGGCAGCGTTCGATGAGCGCCTGGATCCCGTAGAGATCGAGCTTGCGGTCAGCATCGCAATCGCTGACGAACGCCTGCCATAGTTTCGCGAGACGCTTGTTCTTGACTTCGGCAACGATGCCAGCGCCGATCGTATTGCTCACCTTGACATCGATCGCGCGAGCGGCGTAAGGGTTGTTTCGCACCAGGTCGCGCGCGCGGTTGCGGAGCGGCTCGAGGGCGAGCTGCGATTCGGCATCGGCTGAGCTGCTGACCGTGACCCACCCCTCGGTTCTCCGGCCGCTACGCGCACCGTCGTAGCTGAGCGTCGCGATGAGCCTGCGCGCCTGAATGCGCTGTAGACCCCACTTGGGCGCTGTCCATCCGATCATCCGGTCGAGCCAGTTCATACGCGATCAGTCCCGCGCGAAGGCAACGCGCGTGAACCGCGGAGAGCCGCTGGCGCCTGCGATCTGTTGATCCATCTCTGAGAGCAAGGCACGCATCTCGGCGAGGCTCTGGTACTGGACCGTGCGGTCGGCGTAGGCAACGCGGATGGCTCCACTCGCGATTGCTGCCGCAAGAGCGTTGCGCTGCGCCTGTGTCCAAGCCAATGTGTCTTACCTCCGCAGCCAGTCGCGCCGCGGCTCGATCCACTGTGACCGCGGCTCGCGATATGCCGGCCTGGCCGGACCTGCTAGATCCGCTGGCGTCTCCGGAGCGCTCTGGACGGGACCAGCCTGCGGCGAGAAGACCCGGCGAAGCGGTAGCTGCGACACTTCGAGCTCGAGATCGAATCCCATCGCCTCGAGACCGAGCAGCGCCGCGTAAGCCATCACAGCGCAATCGAGCGGCTCGTTTCGGAGCCCCGCTGTCTTGAGCTTCCACGCCCGGCGCAATCGCCCCTTGCGGTCCGTCGTGATCTCTATCTTCTCAGCGACCAGGCCGCGGCAGAAGCGCTCATCAACCGTCATCGGCAGGTGGACGTAGCCCGGGCCCGGCTCGGCAATCCCGAGCCGCCCGTAGATCCTCTCCTTCGCCGGATCGACTCGAATCGGCCACAGCGGGACCTTGCGCGTGACCTTGCTTGCATGCCGAGGCCAGACCTCGCCGGCCCCCGCTTGCCCCTTGATCGCGAAAATGAACGCGCGTCCGCCGTCCGGTGTGGGCAGCCGGAAGCGCGGGCCGCAATAGTCGTAAGCTGCCTGCGTGTGGTGGCCGCCCGTATCCACGCAAGCACCGCGGATGAACTCGACCCCGCCACGCTCGCGCGGCCATGTGCGCCGCAGATAAACGTCGAGTGCATCCCAGGTCGCAGGCGTCGCCGGGTCGCCGTGGATCACCTGGTGCTCGAGGAGCCACGACTCCTTACCAGTGCCCCAGGCGTAGGCAGAGACCTCGAGCCGCGCCGGGGCCTCCTGCACATCGACACCGGCCGTCAGCAGCGCGCACGGGGATGGAACCTCCGGCACGCCGCCGATTTGGATCCTCACTTCGCGGCGCGCGAGTAGCCCCGTCTCGTCCAGCGAGTGGTATTGCTCCTCCCACCACTCGGCGAGCACCGTATTCTTGAATACCTTCAGGAGCTCCGGGTGCCCCTGCGCCTCGTACCACTGGCGCACCATCGGCGCGAGCTTGCGACCGATGACCGCCATCGCAGGCAACCGGAATCCGCGCCAGCCAGTGCAAGGCGCCGTCGGTCGATACTTACCGCGGCGGATTGCCTCCCAACGCTGCCGATCTTCCCACGACTCGCCGCACGAGTCGCAGACGTAGACGGCCGAAGCAAAGACCGGCTCGCCCGCGCCGTCCTTCTGCCACTGTACCTGCGGCCAGCGCAGCGCCTGTTCATGGCCGCAGCGGAAGCATGCGACCTCGTACTCGCAGCGGTCGGTCATCTCCCATAGGCCATCGGAACGCCCGCCCTTGTAGCCCGGAGACGTGACCGTGACCTTGCGCGCGTTCCAGAAGGCGCTTGTCCTCACTTCCGCGAGCTTGACCGGATCGCCCTCCGTACCGGCGCTCGGCGGGTAACGATCGACCTCGTCGAAGAGCACGACACGAACCGGGCGCATCGCGAGCCCGGCCGCGCTGTTTGCGCCAACCAGCGTGATATGGCCGCCCGGAAATACCTTGTGCCGGATCGTGTTACCAGAATCACGCGACCGCACGTCAGAGACCTTGAGCCCACTCGCGAGAATCATCGGCGCAAGCCGGTCCTTGCTGAGCGCCTCGGCCATCTCCACGTTAGGTTCGACCACCAGGATCGGGCTCGGCTCATGGTCGATGTAGTAGCCAGCAGCCACGAGCAGCAACTCGGTTTTCCCAGCACCCTGAGAACAGCCGATGTAGACGACGCCCTCGACCTCCGGGTCGGTGATGGCATCGAGAACCTCACGCTGGTACGGCTTACTCCGCCATCGCCCCGGCTCCGGACTCGTCCCCACCGGAACGATTCGCCGCGCTTCCGCCCACTCGCTCCCCGTCAGCGGACTCGGTGGGCGCAGGACGCTGACGATCACGTCGGCGACGCTCTGCTGACGCTGCCCCCACATGGCGACGCACCTCGCGAGCTCCACCGGCCAGGACCTCGCAAACGTCGCGGAGCGCGTCGTCTTGGATGCTCCGGATCGCCGCTTCGGCTGCGGCCGTACTCGCTGCGCCATGCGCCTCCTGGGCTGCCTGCGAGGGCGTGGCTCGAATCCTCTGGATCAGCGCCGAGAGCAGCGGGAGCACGAACGACTCGACGTCCTCCCAGCGCGCCGACTCGCCCCTGGCATCGGCATTCTCCATCGCGATCCTGTCGGCTTGCTCCTTCGCGAGCCTCGCCCGCTCAGACGTGAGATCCAGCCCATCGGCCGAGACGTGCCCGGCGGCCCGCCCGCGCAGATGCAGGATGTAGACCGTGCGGTACTCATCGAGCGTGCCGGACTTCGGCAGCACACCCTTCGCGATCAGATCCTGCGCACCGTTGCGCGACAAGACCAGGTGATTCGCGATCTCTGAGCGACTCGGACTCACCGCAGCCGATTCGCCTGCTGCGCTCGGTGCTGCGCGACGATCGGAGCGATCATGTACCCGTATACCCCGCGACGTGCCGGTACGATCAGCCAATCGGCCTCCAGCTTCGCGAGAGCCGACAGCGAGCCGAGCCCTGCGCCGCGATCACTGCCAAACAGATAGAGCGCATCAGTGCGGTGCTGGTAGGCACGCAGATCGACCGCATTCGCCTTGACCTTCGAGGGGCCCTCGACGCAGACCGGGTGCAGGCCCCTCTCGTGCGCCCCTGACAACGCCACCTCGAGCGACTGGATCTCTCGGGCCTTTAGCCGCCGCTCGTGAAACTGCACCTCACCGAGTCGCTCGTCGCCCTTGCAAGCATCGACGTACCAGAGCTCGTCGATATCCCAAGCGAGACAGGTCAAGCCCCAGGATTGGAGCTTCCAGCGCTCGAACTCGGCCGGGCCATCGCAGACCGCGGCGAAAATCGATTTCACGTCAACCCCTTAGCGGTTGTTAGTTCTGGTTGAACCGAGCGCGCGTCGCGTCCCA